ATTGTTGGTATCGTATCCTCGATACCGTAAAACAACTGCTTTAATGTAGTAAGGATAATAGGCCTCTTTGGAGGCCTATTACTTATCCATGGGTTCATGGAAAACTTTCCTCGAGTTTTTAAAAATACTGTTTAATCAGTAGAGGTCATGCGTTGGGATGGGATTTGATCTTAGTTGGACAAACGTGATTTTTAGCTTAGTTGTAAGAGCGGACACTCTTAAAACTCTGCTACTGTTATGTAGTTCCTTCGAATATCTAACCTAAAACAGCGCTTTCCATTTGTGTTGCGGAACAAATGGTTATACTACCCATAGTATGTAAAATTACTGACCTATAAATTTATGGGTCATCAGGGAAAAACCCTTGAGTTTACTCAAGGTATTGCCATTTAGTGGCGCCCCCGCCGAGGGCTTAATGACACTGCGTATGGTTTCTGTACCGTAGTAGGCTTAACCTGTTGAGGTATTTACCTCTTCAAAGTTAAAATTAAATTAAACAACTGCAGGCGGTTGCAGTATAAAATTCGACCGTTATTGGTATTATGAATGTATGTAACCCCACATCATGGCTTCTGAACAAATTCATTTTGAGACTGTTGAAGAAAATTTATTCGTAGTTAGTATCGTTGAAGCTTTGTCTTCAAATGGTTATAACTTGCCGATAAACATGACTGAAATTGCATCAGTGCACGCTCTAAAAGAACAGAGTGATGCATTGGGCAAACGTGATAGTATACATATAGATGCTAGTTTTAGTAACTTGGATGAACTCAATGAAGCTTTTACTAACTATTCATTGATGGATCCTAAAGATTTTACTAAAGCTATCAGTGTTTCCGGAGCAGGGACTTATGTGCCTGAAGAAAACTGCGGAATAATTGGAGTCCACATACTTGTAGATGGTGCGCACAAGTTTTTAATATCTAATCACTTTGCACAGGCTCCGAAACTTGAAAAAGTGGAAAAGGAAGTTGATAGAGGGCTTTTTGAGGCCATTCTAGATTATTCCTCCACTTTGAGACCAGATGCTGATGGTAGCATCTGGAATTGGTTATCATCTCAACTGAAATACTACTTGAGAGAGATGGCCAAACTAACAGCAAGCACTTATTGGTCTTTTGTAGATTTGGTTTGTAAAATCTGTCCTGATAAGTGGCTCCTGACGGTATCTAATCTTCTTGACAAAATCGGTTGGGGAATGTTTAACCACGGAAAATATGAGCCTGATCCTGAGAAAGTTACAAAGGAAGGTGGTGGATTATACATCCCTAGAACTTGGAGTGTCAACATTAAGGAGAAAGAATTCGCATGGAAAACTTACTCTAAGGACGAATATGTAACTGAAAGCATGACTTTTGCCAGTAACCTATTCGGGCAGGGAATTGTTACCATGTTCAAATTCAATGGAACTTGTTATACCACAGGTCATTGTGGAGGTGGAGGTGAAATTGATGTGTCTAAAGAATTAATGAGACTAGATACCAAATTGCACGCCGACGCCTATATGGTGGCAGAAAACAAACACCTTATAGATTTATCCCTATTAGGTAAGAATCTGGCAGATGGAACATATATTTGCAGAGAAACTGAAACCATAGAAATTTCAAAAGATATTATTTCCTCAAGTCCTCATGGTATAATGTTTTATACCAATTTGAAAGGAGGTGATTCTGGGTGTCCATGTGTTAAGATTGAACTGGGCCACGTGTCCTTAGTTGGAACTTTTGGTTGGAGTGCTATTGTAAAAGATAAGAATACATCTGTTGGATTGGTTTTTACCAATGACATAATCACTCCTGAAAGGATGAAAATGAGCAGTGTTTGCCGTGAAATAGCTGCAAAGATGTCCGAAAAGGATATTATTACTGTCTCAGGGAAGTGTGGTTCTGGCAAGAGTACTGATCTGATAGCTGCCTTGTTCCAAGTAACGAAACGACAAATTATTATTTGTCAGCCTTTAAAAGCAAATGTTGTTGGACTTTTTAAATATATGAGAGGCAAATACCCAAGTATCAAGTTTGGTGCCTTATGTTCAGACCTCAAGTCAGGCGATTTTGATAGTTGCGATATTGTTTATTGTACTAGACATTATCTGTTTGAACATAAAGCATCTGCCATTTGTAAACACATAATCATTGTAGACGAATGTCATATGGTTGATAATTTCTTATATGGAATACGCCAAAAGTACACTCAACGTCTTGAGCTTTCCGCCACCGTTAAGGAGTGGGATTTTTCTATTGGTGATACTAAATACCCTGTAGCTGAAGTTCCAGCGAAGTATAAGAATGCCATAGATGAAGCTGAGAGATGGTTGAAGCAAGGAAAAAGAGTACTGGTCTTCCTACCCACTATTAAGAAATGTATAGCAGGTGTAGAGAGAATCAAGCAGAAAGGATACAAAGGTACAACTTTTACCAGCGAGACCGCTGGAAAATACATGTTAGACAACATGTCCGAACATGTTCAATGTACATTTGCTACAAATTCTGCTGAAAACGGCATCACCGGGAACTTTGATGTTGTCATTGATAGCCAAGAACAGTACTCTTATTGCGGAGATTGGACTAAACCAGAGAAAATTTCTTTACAGAAACATGCTGCAGGCTGGTCTTCTTGTGAACAGAGAAAAGGTAGAGTCGGTAGAACAAAACCAGGTTTTTATGTTGCAATAGAGACAGATGCAGAGCCTATAGAACCTTTGGACATTGGTTTGATGTATTATCACTGGAAGAACTCAATTGACTTCAAAGGAGTTGTAAACAGAGGAAAACTTACAGTATGGGCTTTCCTCCTCATAAACTACAGTCTAATAAGTCCAAAAATTGTCACTGACTATAGAGTCATTTGGATGGATGACGACGGTCTAACGCTTGGAAGGCAAGATTTTTCCAATACCCTATTGAGAGCCTTTATTAATAACAGTGGAGTTACTGTTATTGAGGGCGATTTCGATGTTCAGGAGAAAAATTGGGAGGAGTTGTTGTCGAAGAGATGTACTGACAAGGAATTTATAGCTGCAGTTATAGACAATTCCTACTATGGTTACCTAAGTCGTACTATCAAATCAGGTTTGGGCATGAGAAGTGATCCTTATGTTCAGAAAGATTTTGTTATATATGGAATTATGATTACAAAAGTTTCATTTGATAAGGAAGATATCATAGTTGGATTGCGTCGTGTTGGTAGTGAGAAACTCTCAAATATGTTAGAAATGTTGTTTTTGTTGGGAAGGGAAGTTACATTACGCTTCTCTGAAATCAAATATAACTGGATGGGAATGAGAGTTTCCTTCAATGTCAAAGTGCAACTACCAGGTGGCGCTTGGAACCCTCTTAACCTATATACAAATTCAATTGGACTTAATATTGATAAGAACATTAGTGAGATAATGGAATCTGGTTTGGGTGAAAGATCGTATTCTGTATTTGAAAGGATAGATCTAGGAGAAAGCATTTTCTTGGCAGGATCTAGCCCTAGTTGGAAAGAAACCATCCTTTCATTTTTCAAAGGTTTTAAGGACATATTTAATGGGATAGCTCCAATGGGCTACATCAGAAGAGTCCTTATTTGGTCAGAAGAAAACTTTGCCTATATAGTGGGTGCTGCTACTACGGGAGAAGCATTCACACTTCTATGGGATAGGTTCCTAGTTTGGGTCAGAAACCCTTCTGCTTTGGTAAATGGTCTTGCATTCCCTGTTCTAATATGTATTGGAATGTACATTATATGGAAACTCATTAAGAAATTTTTCATCAGAAAGAAGAGTATTGAGGATAAGTATAATGAATTTGTTAGAAAATTGGATGGAGAAGAAAGAAAGAAATTGTATACTGATTATGGTCTTCAAGTTAGAAGTGCGCGTGATCTGGCTGTCATGCCTGTTTCAAGTGTCTTTGGATATATATCAGGAGACATTCTGTATAGCTTAGGTAAGAATTTTCGTTCTACTGAGTCTAAAGGAAATCCTTCCTCACAGTTAATTGATCTGTGTCAGTGGGGGTTACTTGGGCTTGGAGCTTTTGTTACTACGAAATACTTTGGTATAGCTGTTGCTGCAAAGATAGTTGGTAGTTTTGCGCTAAGTTACCTACTCAGAAGGAGAGAAATAGAAGTTGCACTCCAGAACAAACAGGTCATCCAGCCTAGTTTATCTTCTAGACTGTGGATGCTTGCTACCGTGGCAACTCTCTCGAGTTTGAAACCTCTGCTTGCAGTTCCTCTGAGTGTTTTCTTTGGTCTCTGGAAGTTTGGTATGGCACCTGGAGCTTTTATGGTTATGATCCCTCAAATTGTGAGAGGATTTGCCAGCAAAGACAAAGTTGTCCTTCTATATGCTTTATGGCTACTATCATTGCTAGGAGATGTCAATTTTGACTATCTTAGCAATTGGTTCTTTACTGAAAATGCTCTAGAAGAAAGAAGTGCGACAGAGGTAGATATGTCCAAAGGCAGAAATACCTTTGTAATTGCTTTCCTCAAGAAATTGTATATGTGGATACTATCTAGGGTTAAGGTTAGAACAGACAAATTCATAGAGAGTGTTAAGAAAAACCATCCTTCGACTTATGCCACCATCAACTCTTGGGAATTTTTCTCCAGATTGCAAGGCAAATACTGCACCTTACCACCATTGGAGGCACCAAAACCTAATGAGATGGTTGGTGATGCTATGGTAGAAGGTAGGCTTTCAACTGCTAATAGAGTTCCTGCCGGGATTGGTGCAAGACATCCTATAATAATGTCTTTGATGCCTTATAGGGATGGTGATAAAGCATTGGACCTTCAGGAACTCTATGGAGTGGATGATATGATCTTTCCTAAATCAAGTGATCTTGCAATGGAAGCAATGAAGATAGCAAGAAAAGATATCCCACATAGAGAATTGGATAGAGAACAACAGAATCACTTTGGTTGGGCAACCTGGCACATGATTAACATGTTTGCCGAGGAGATTGATTTCATTTATGACTTAGATTATGCAGGTCAGTTCATTAATAGAAAATCGACCCAAGGATTTATGAAGGAAATTGACGAGAAGAAAGAAAGACTTGGTTTCTTCTTTGACAACTATCCAGACAAGACTATTCAACGCTTTATAGACGTTATGGAGGATAAACCCACTGAAAAAGTCTGGACTGTATTTTATAAGCATGAAAAGATTCCTCGTAATACCAAATTAATTGAAACTAGTATTGGGACCTTTGAGGGAACCATTCCTAGAGGTATAACCTGTTCGCCTCCAACCTATCGGATTAACGATACTATCGTTTTCCGACCTATCCATGAGCGTATCGTTGCAAAGAATAGATGGATTCGATTAGATTCGAGCCCAGCAGAAGTTGCCAGGGTGTTAATTTATGAACTTGAAAACCGTAAGGATCCAGTAATTTTTACTTGTGACCAAAGCAAGCTGGATGGCCATGTTAGTGTCGACCATGCTAAATTTGAGATGATTTTCATGTCACACTTTTATTCTGATTCAAAAGCTCTCAAGTGGTTGTCATCGCATTATAAGGATTTAATTTATAGAGCTGAGTGTTTACCTGATGGAAGGGTTTATAGAATTAATATGACCAGACCCTCAGGAGACTTAACCACGAGCGACGGAAATTCTTTCATTGTAACATGTCTAATGCTAATTATTTTCAGGTTCTATCTTGGTTTGTCTTGGAATGTTATTGACAAATGTATTTTCTTATCCGTGACAGGTGATGATGTTGTATCAATAGCAGAACGTATTCTTTTCGATAAACTCAATGATAAGGAAGGTTTGATCAACTTTGTCGCTAAGTATGGATTTGAGATCAAGGATGAAGGTAAACCATTTTTGTTCACTGAATTTGGTGTTGATAAGGCTACATACTTATCACATTATCCAAAGAAATTAAGCATTACGGTTGATGGGAATGACGTTAGTGTTCCTGTTTTAGATAGAGATTTGAGAGTTGCATTCTCAAAGTTCTTTGTTGTAGATAAGGACAAGTATGATATTGACCCTCAAGGCTTGAGTAACATGTTTTCAACATGTGTCTCATATCTGTGTGTTTTGTTCCATAATCACGAACTGGCAACATACATGAGGATCGTCCTCTCTTGCATTCCTGTACAGTACCACGTTTTTAATGTTGATGATCCAGAGAAAAGGTTTAGACACAGGCTCGGTAAGTTTGTAGATGAAATTCCTTCTGATATTTCTAATAAGATAGGTCCTGACTTTTTCCTATCCTTGTATGGTGTTAAAGGTAATTTGTTGCCTGGAGTTATGAAGATGGAAGGACCAGGCCTAAAATTACTTGGAGGTATACAAAAAGCTAGGGATTACATTAGCAAGCGTCTGGAGAGGGGCGACTTAACTTTTAAGAATTATCACAAGATGAAATGGTAAGTCAGTCTCTGACTTACCTCGGTTGTCCATTATCCGTACCTTTTGGTAGAAAATGGATATTGGTATTATGAATGTATGCTAACACATCATGCGGCGAGTCATCTTTATAAGCACCCTTAAAACCTATTCAGGAAATATCTGGGTAGGATTGGAAGATGATTGGTGTATCATTGAGAATCCATGGCCTCTTTTGGCTGATGGTGATGTTGATAAACTTCATACTGGAATACTTATGTGGGATTATAAAAATTCATATGATGTTAGAGAGTATTTTAGTATCGAAGGCATGACTCCGGAGGAAATTCGCAGAAAATGGATTGCTGAAGCACCCCATGTCCAGAAAAAGAACTTCTCTTTATCTGGAAACTAATTCTACAGATTCTTCCAAAAATAGTTGACCGTCAACTTTAAACGGTTATTGGTATTATGAATGTATGTACTCCAAGGCATGAGAACTGTTATACTAATTTGTGTCATTACCTGTGGTAATGAAAGTTGGTTTGGAATTGAGGATGAATGGTATATTGTTCAAGATATAGAACACTTACTTTCTAATTCGGCGATAACCAAGCTCCATTATGGTATTGTCTGTGATAAGGAGTACCCTAATTGCCATAATCTAAATATTATTGGACTTGGATTAGACAAACACTCTCCTGAGGAAGCAAGGAAAATCTGGATGTCTATTAGGAACAAAATTAAGTTTTGTCCTAGACCGAAGGAAATTCAGCATGATGAATGCAAGTTCGACAACGCAAATCCTGAATTAGGATTTTAAGTTGTTTAAGATGTTGGGGCCAGCCCTATTAAAACTGGTATTGGTATTATGAATGTATGTATCACACACCATGTCACGCCCAATTTTATTTAAGCAGTATGGACCACAAACTCCGATTTCACGTCCTAAACCTCCAGTGTCTGTTAGGAAAACTAATTTTCTAACTAAATCAGTTGATCCTCTAGGCAATGAGTTTTACATGAGATGGGATGGTCAGTGGCATTTTGTGAGAGATTTGAATGCAATTGTTGATAGTAAAAACATTCTGCTTCACTTCTCACTTCTACCGGAGATGGAAAATTGTTATGACTTGTCAGGTGATAGAAGGTTTGTTGGTATTACCGATCCTTCAGTAATCATTTCTACCTGGCAGAAGGAAAGCAATGAGTCAGGTGATTTTATTTGTATGGGACCTGAACAATGGCATTGTATTATTTGTAACACAACTGTTTCTGGCACTTCTAATTTGACACACCATGTCATTGGAAGGGGCCATCAGAATGCTAAAGTATCTAGAAATTTTTCTAGTAATACTCCTGTCACTTTATCACAGATATTGGCCAGCTCTAGTCATAATTTCTTACAAAGGAATAACTGACTATCTATATTTAGTCGGTGGGACTTACAAAACCATAATTGGTATTATGAATGTCTGTTAAAACTCATCATGCACAAATACATCATCCTTTTCGTAATGTTGGCCATTCTAGCTATGTGCACACAAGCTCAAACATGTACTCAACATAACCTGAGCACAGCTAATATAACCAGCTGTGTTGGTTCCACATGCACTGTAACTAATATGGCTACAATTAGAATGCCAGCCTATACCAATAATCAATTATGCTTAACCGATTCAGATGGTACTGAAATAGTTGCTGGAGTTTCTTTTGCACATTATGATTTTGCTCTAGTAGATACTTATCGTGCCTATGATATATCTTACAATCGTACAAGCCAATGTTGGTGTGATGGTATCTTTAGAGACAGGGACTATTGTTCTGTTTCAGGTCTTTCGAATCTTGAGGAACATGATGTATTCGCAATTGGGCATGTTTATCTTGCAGGTGCTTCACCACCTGCTGGCTGTCCTTTGTGGTCAAAAGGTGCTAATTGGTGTAGCTTATTTGATGTGAAGAACTCTGGTTCTTATATTCTTGGTAAAATAGGTGACCCTACACTCCATTTGGCTATTTTCTTGGCCGTTGATGGTGAAGTTACTACAATTGATTGGGATGGTAAGTCTTCAAGAACCTTGCAGAATGGTGATTACACAATAACAATTACTGACATGTCTAATATTCAACAGACTAAACCTGCACCCTACTTTATCAAGCCAGATTGGAAGGAGAGTTTGAGAGTCACCTCTAATAGGATAAATGGACCAAATGAATTCAATCCATCAATACCTGGTTGGGTTAAAGCAGGGCCTAATGGAACTGTAGCACAACAATCGCTGGATGTATTTAGCCAAAAGGTTGGAGGCATAGTTTTGGATTGCCCTATGGATTCTTTTCTTTTTAACAGTGCTTTGACAACTCTTGGAAGACAATACCAATTAGCAAGTGAACTGACTGATGTAGATGGTTCATATACTTGGTATTATGGTCCAGATACAGACATGGGTTACCAGGGGTTGTTCAGTGTTTTTAATGAAGCATTGGACGACACTGTGGCAACTAGTGCTCCTTTCTCAAATTACTTTGCAGTTGATGCTATAGTGCCTTACCCGGATGGAACTAATCAGACAAGTACCTATTACTTTGGTGTGGATTCGATTGCTTTTGGATCTACAATAAAGTCTTCACCTAGCTTGAATGCTGCTACTCAAGGTTTAAGGGTTTGGTCTTGTGGTGATAGAAAGCCAGTTTATCTGCGTTATAATGGGTGGTCGTATTTTACTAATTTCACAACTTCAACACTAGATTCACAAAGCACCAGGAATGAACTGAGAATTGCTAGTAGTCGGGGTTGTGTTAAGTTAACGTGGATTTCAACTTCCCGTATTATTGTCGATTATGGAGATACTCCTTTAACCATTAGTAAAATGATGGATGGAACAGAGAATTTTAGTTTACAAATAGTGGGAGTTAAATCTCTGACTATGAACTCGACTTCAGCTTGTCCAATCATTGATCAGGCAAGCATTGATGGCAACACTCTTAGTGTTACTTTTAGATCAAGTTGTGGTTCAGGTTCAGGTATTTTGTTTACTAATAATTCGCTAATCCTTTCCACACAAGAGATTTTTGTGGACACTACTGTTAAGACACTAACATATGATCTCACTGACTACAATGTCACTGAACATTTCTTGTTAAGTATCTGCAGTCAGGCCAAATGTGACTCAAAGACCGTTTTCTATGATAATGGAAAAGCATCATTAACTTTGGCGAACTTTGTGCCTAGTCTAACTGATGGAACAGGCCTTGGTGGAATTATCTTTAGATATCTGCCAGATTCACTAAATCCGAACAAGTATGTACTGTCTGATCAGAAATGGGTTTGGCTGACTCTAGTTGTAATATACGCTATTGTAGTTTCAATTTTAATAGTTGGTTCACTAATATTTTATTATTTTGGACCAATGTGGGCATATTACTTAACTAGCACTGTTCTTTTAGCCATCTCCCTTCCGTTCACGTTGATATTCTTGATGGTAAGAGGCTGTATGAAATACAGTTCTAGAGGAAAGAAGAAGAGGAAAATTAAGGCTGAAAAGAAAGTTGAGGTTTCTCCACCCAAAAACATTAAGACCACAAAACTTATTTCAAAAGCTGTTAAGGCAGTTACTCCGGTATTCCAGAGTAAAAAGAATGCTGTGGCAAAAACTAAACCTAAGTCTAAGCCAGGTAAGTAATCTTAGACTTAGAAGTTAACTATATTATCGTTTTGGCCGTTTCGTAAAACGGATATTGGTATTATGAATGTATGTAAAGAGCTTATGGGTAAATGGGTATTTCCAGAAGATGTGTTACCAGAGGATCAGTTTCCTTTGTTTGTCAAATGGATTAATAAAGCTGGCATATACAACAATCTTCCTTTTGAGAATAGGAGAAAGGCTCTTTTTAGAGTCATCTCCTATTTGGGAAAGGATTTTGATCGTGTAACCAACTATTACTTTAATGGTGGTATAAATGTCAGGAGAATTGAGACCATGTTCTTTAAGATCCTTGAGTGTCTTTTCATGAGAACAACATCATATAAATGTTGTTTCTACGTGCGCAAGAACTCTAGATCTGATAGTGATAGATCCCTTTACTATAGATTCACTATTGCACATGAATGTTTGGGAGTTCATATGACTGAGCATGATGCAACTATAAGAAAATCTCTCCCTGAAGAATTAGCATTTCAAAATTTATTCCGTATGGAAGATTTCTTCAAGAGTAGATGGGTCTTCATCAATGCAGATAACCCTAATAGAGAAGAACCTGATCATAAGAGAGATTTCATATTCTTCACTGGTCAGGCTATGCTTAATTATTTTAGGGATGCACCGATGTGGTTTGGTTGTGAGAAAAGTGTCTCAATCGATGTTTTTCGAAAACTTTCACCTTTTCCAGAGAAAAACCTGTACAATACGGGTGGTAGGTTCATCGCCGAGGACAAGAAAGGGAAGAAAACTCTCTTTGTTGTATCTGGAATGAGCACTGGAGATAAATTCAATGGTGATATGTTTGCCACTTTGCGTAACAGGTTTAAGTTTGACATTGTACTTGGTAAGGATTATGCAAACAATCCAAGATACCTGGTTGAATTTGATATGTATATATTGAAGGATAAAGGCATGACTATATCTCAAGGCAAACCTCCAAGGATTGAGTTCAATAGCACTTTTGACTTGGCTTTTGATGGTACCAAGGGTGAGAAAAGCCAGGTTGAGCGATTAGCTAAAGTCATATACGCTTGGAAACATTCCGAAGCTATTAGACAAATGGACCAGCTGGCAGAGGACAAACATGCTGAGATTACCAAAACTCAGAAGAGCATTGAGAATGCAAAGGAACTAGCTCATGAAGAAGAATTGAAACGTCTTAAGTCTCAAAATAGTGGTAGTGTTTCACAACCATTAAGTAAGACATATTTGGACGATGAAGAGGAACGCCCTAAGCATGTTGTTAGTTATTCTCAGTATCAGGCTCAAGAAAGGAAGAGTAGAGGTAAAGTTAAGAACAAAGATCTGAATATTCGTAAAGCCCGTGACCGGAAAAAGCTTGCGAATGTTCATAATGACTTGATGCAGTAGTGCATTACGTTATTAAAATAAACCCGTTAATCGGGTAGGGAATTAGAACCACACGACAAGTCCTCCCTAAAATTGGCACGTGTGGAACACTCATTTATAGTAGTATTTAAAAGTGTATAAAACTGAAAAGCTGCGAATTCTTAATGTGAAATTCATTAAGCGTCTCCCCGCAAGGAGCTAAATAAGTATCAAAATTTATTTTTTGTATAAAAGTTAGTATTTATTTAGTTCCTTGTAGGAGCAGTAGTTGTTGTATTGCGTTCAGCAGTAGTTGTTTATGTCTAGCACATAAGCAGTTATTGTTGTCTGATCTTGCAGCAGTTATT